GTCCTTGGGGTGAAATAATCGGTAGTAGACATCGGTATCAAAGGTATCTGCACCGCCTTGTTGTTCAAGAACTTCCTTATATCGTTTTTGACGTTTCTCATATGCAGTCAAAGGAGTGCGAAGTACTTCACCTGTTTTCTGTACACCTCGTGCGACCGAATCGACACCTTTAAGAAAAGGTTTCTTAATCGATTGATACACTGTGTTTGAGGTTAAGGGTCCAAGTTTAGCAGCCTTAAGCGCTTCATCTACAATCTCTTGAAGTGTTTTTGCATCCTTCTTTGGTTTGTCTTCTGCTGGTTGTTTATCTTTCACTTCTTCCTCACTGGTTACTATCGCCATAGCTTCCTCTTTCAATTTAGCTTTTTCTTCGTCTTGTTTGAGTTGAATCGCTTTAGCTTTTTCTTTCTTTGCTTCTGCAAGTGCAACTCCTTTCAATTTGGCAAGTCTGATATCTTCAGCTTCCTTTGATTGTTTTGTTTCAAATAAACTAGGACCCTCCTTAAGCGATTTAAGAAGCAGTGCATCAAACTCTGGCTTGGGTAACATAGTATCTTTACCCACTACAGTCTCTACCTTCCTATACAATGATTCAGCTGTTCCACGAGACAGGGAATATCGTGACAAAAGTGGGTCAAAAACCTTTTTTAGGTCACCGAGTTTCTCAATTTCAGGCTTCTTCATGAAATGTTGGATAGCCTCCTTAAATGCACCAGGTATCAATCCACGATAGGTTTTTTCAGGTTCACTCATAGTATCTAGGTCTTTAGACAATCTATCTTTTTCAGACGTCAATTTCTTTTCAGCCTCTTTCAATGCAGTGAGTTCCTTTTTGAGGCTTTGAACTTCTTGTTCTGCATCTAATCTGGCTTTGTCTGTTGCTGCAGACAATGCTTTAATAGCTTTAACCCTCTCTTCGACTTCCTCATTGATGGAAGCACCTCGTCTTGCGTTCAATTTCCACGCACCATAGCCGGATATGCCGGTAATGGTACTTAAAACAAGTATTGCAGCAGTGCCTGGATCCACCATTACTCTATCAATACAAATAGTATTTCAGAAGTCGTCCGGTGTAAGGATAGAACGCTAACGACAACAAGACAACCAAGACAATGACATCAAAGGCAGCGACAATCTTCTTGTATTTGATGGGAAGTGGAGGATATTCAGGAGGCACTCCACCATAGGGTTTGAACCAGCCAATCAAGGCTCCAAAGAAAGTGGGTCCGAGCTTATCGTTGCAGTCGTAGATGTAGTCATACCATGCCATCAAGACATACGCAGTCATCGCAAGAATGAATGCAAAGACTGCTTCATGCTGCCACGCCTTCTGATGAGGCATGAAATACACCGCAAGGACAAATGCCGAAAACACTATGCATTTCTCATTGAGGTAAAGTGGTGTTCCAAACAAAGCGAATCCCATTATACTGTGTAAAGAAGTTACTCCTTCTTACCCTTCTTCACCAAACCAAACTTGCCTTTGCGTGTCTTGAAGCCAAGCTTGACCAATCGATTTTCCTTCTTGGCTTTCATAGACTTCTTACGCGAGACAATACGTCCTGCCTTGTTGTATTTGAGGTCGCCCTTGGTGAGTCCACCAGGGGTTTTATCGGCTGTGCCATGCATGACTTGTGCGCGTGAACCAGTTGTCATTTGTTTAGTCTTCAATATAATTTTGACAAGTGACTGCTTCGATGAAGAGTTGTAAGGATGTTAGTAGGTTTAGGAGTGTTCTGAAACGCATTAGCAGGAGCCGTTGGTTCACTATAGACAATTGCTTCAACCCGACCGCAGTAGATGTCATTAGTGTAGGTAAATGGAAAGGGAACGAGTGTCTCAAATGGACGAAACCTCCAAGTTTGACTCGAATGAATCAACATAACATTGGTAACCCTTGGATAGACGCAATCAATCAGAAAGTCTTGGTCTAATCCCATACCATGACCCTTTGGGTCTGAAGCTTTATGTTGAGCATATAAGGATTGAATATGAATCCCATCCATCTTCTTCATCGCCCATAATCCTCCCATAACTGCAGTTGCATGTTCTGGATTGTCTCGAATGGAATGGAACTTGGCAGTAGGGTGATTGAGAAACTCCTTGATAGCCCATCGGTCTTTCCAATGCACTCGACTATCTGCATCACGAACAAACATAATATCTACACCGTCTTCATCAATTGCAAAGAAACGATGAATCATATTGACTGGACCAGTTTCTTTCGTGAATCGAAGAACGACATTCTTACGAACACGAAGTTCAATGATAAACTCGACCGGTACATCGTTCCCAATGTAGACAAATATATATGCTGTAGGAAAGTGCTTTTGAATCAATTCAATGTTTTCCAAAAGACCCGTATAATATCGCGGGTTTGGAGGGTTATATAGACAAAAAGAAAAGGCGTTTACCATTGTGTTGTATACTACAAGTATGATTTCAGGTAAGTCGTTTTCAGAACGTTGTCGATGGGTTGTAGACACTCGTTATCCGGGTCGTGAACCGTTTCAGTATTCAAAAGCATCCTCTGGTGATTGGGTTTTTATCAACGGTGATTATCTGATTGGATTTGCACGTCATTTACCCATGTTTTCAGTTAAAAAGTTCACATTCGTAATTCACAATACAGACCGTTCCTTTGGTGAGTATGAACTACGCTCACTTCTACCCCATGCGGTGAAGATTTACGCAATCAATACAACTATACGACATCCATTACTGACTACGATTCCATTAGGGTTCGTAGACCGTCAACTTCCATTTCTAGAGTCTTTCACATGTTCAGTTGAAAGAGACATTGAGATTTATCTAAACTTTACCACTACGACCAATGCATCGAAACGCAATGACTGTATCAAGGCGTTTGAACATGACCCACGTGTAGTTACAAAGCAGAACTTGACCGTTCCTGAGTATTATAATGATATATGCCGTTCAAAGTTCGTTCTCTGTCCTGAGGGAACTGGATTAGATACTCATCGAGTCTATGAAGCACTTCTATGTGGTGCTACACCGGTTGTTCTACGAAACTCGTTATCACATTTGTATGAACGATTACCTGTTTGTATTCTGAACTCTTGGTCAGACTCGTTTTATGAACCTAAAGTTTCTTCCTTCGATGTATCGATAAAATACTTCCTTTAATCTTGCGGTTGCATCCAGATGATATAAGCTTAAAATATGGAGATTGTTGTATATAATAATGTTAGCAGTTCAACTTGGAGGAGGTCTTGGAAACCAACTCTTCCAACTCGCTGCTGGACAAACAATCGCATCAGAAACCAATCGAATACATTGTATTCTTGATACAGTATCTCCAACTACAGTTCACAGTCATGCAAACTACTTTAAATCTATACTCTCTCATTGGAGGAGTCTTCCCAAGTTACTTGAGCCATATAAAGAAGTACATGAACCCTCGTATCAAAAACATGATTGGAATCAAGTCCTATCGGAAGAGTCTGTATGTCTATATGGATATTTTCAGAACTGGTTGTATATTCCTTCTGATTTCACAAGCAAGTTAACTCTACCATCCGTACCGAAGCGTGAAGGTGCATTTCTCCACATTCGTGGAGGAGATTACGTGAATCACCGGTTACACGATGTAGGTCTACAAAACGGTTATTACCAGAAGGCCATCCAATACTTTCCAAAAGATACTCACTTCTTTATCTTCACGAACGACATGCCATATGCAAAGAAGTGTGAATTCCTCTCAACCATTCAATATACATTTGTAGAAGCCGATGAACTCGAAAGTCTTGCAGGAATGGCACAATGTACTCAAGGCGGAATCTGTGCAAACTCAACCTTCTCTTGGTGGGGAGCTTACTTGAACCCAAATCGAACCATTGTGATGCCTAGTCGATTTTTTAATGACCCAAACATTCACATTAATGGATACTACTTTCCAGGCACTATCCGTTGTCCCGTTTAGATAGTCATTCATACAAAGGATAAATGGATATCTACGAGTTTATCCGGAACTTGAACGTTAAGACCTTTATTGAGATTGGCATGCACTTTGGCGAAGATACTGAGAAATTTCGTGCAATGCACCCAGATGCTCGCATCATCGGGTTTGAGCCTGATCCTCGTAATATCAAAATGATTACAGATGCCAAAATTGACAAGCTCTGTGAATTCTACCCAATTGCGTTGTCAAACAAGAACGAAGAACGTGAGTTTTACATGTCCTCTGGGAAGTGTCCGGCATATATTGATGAGAAACATAGTATAAATGATTGGTCTTCTTCATCGTCTCTCAAGCGACCTACAGGTCATTTAACTGCACATAGATGGGTTACCTTTCCAAACAAGTCAATTGTAAAGTGTATGCGGTTGGACGATGTAATTCAGGATACTATTATCGATTTTATATGGGTCGATGTTCAAGGTGCAGAGGATATCGTGTTTACAGGCGCAACGAATACACTATCACGTACTCGATATGTCTATACGGAATACGCAACGGATTTATATGAAGGTCAATTAAACCGCGAACAACTCCTTGCGTTATTTGGAAGCGATTGGTCGGTGGTTCATGACTTCGGAGGTGACATCCTTCTCAAAAATCAACGTTTATTTTGATTCACATACTCAGTCTTGATAGTATCGTTCGACTTAGATATTTAACAACTAATATACACTATAAATGATGGATTTGATACAGCATGTTGATGATGCCTACCACAAGGCCGAACGAGGCCAATCAAAGATTACACAAGAGATTGTGAAGTTGCCAGGTATGTCTGGTACATATACGAGGCATTTCTACAACAACCTATGTGCAATGCCGAATACTCGATATTTAGAGATAGGTTCATGGAAAGGAAGTTCGACAGCTGCTGCAATGTGTCACAATACTATGGATACATGCATTGCGATTGACAATTGGTCGGAGTTTGGTGGCCCAAAACAAGAGTTCACAGAAGTGTTTAACCGATTCAAGGGTTCAAACAATGCATCGTTTATTGAATCCGATTGTTGGAATACTGAATTGATTGAAAGTCTGAAGCAACACAAATTCAATATATACATGTATGACGGTTATCACAGTGAGGATGCACAATACAACGCATTGATGAAGTATTTGCCATGTTTAGACGACACCTTTATCTGGGTAGTCGACGATTGGAATGCACCTGAAGTTCGAAACGGTACAGAGCGTGCTATTCGCGATAGTGGAATTCATGTGTTATGGAAGCAAGAAACTCGTCTTACATGGAATGACTCACATACCGAGATGAACCTTGCAAAAACAACATGGTGGAACGGAATTGGAGTATTTGTTATGCAAAAGTAAATTTCACAACTGTTATTGGGTTTCCAAACACAGTGGTGGGTTTCCCCTTGTTACTTATTTAATTTATACTACGTTTAGTTGGAGTATGCAAGACCGCCCATACCTGACATAACTCGGAGAACGTTGTAGTTAACTGCATAGACGCGGACTTGAGCAGTTCGGCCAGAGCGGACTGTGTTGACTGAAACAGTGAGTTGAAGAGTTGCCTTGTCGATACGTGAGAAGTTGCATGTACCGGATGGCTGGTGTTCCTCTGGCTTGAGTGCGAAGGAATACACGTTGATACCGACCTGTGGAGTTCGGCTGTGGTGTTGGTATGGTTGAACACGGTCGAAGTATCGTCCCTCGCGCTCTGTGAATCGGTCTTGGCCGTTGAGCTGGAGCTTGGCGACCTCGACTGGGTTCTTGCCTGAGCATCGAACACCTGAATCGAGGATAACCTTGGCGAGGAGGTAGTTGGTGGTGTCTGCGAAGACTTCGTCGCCCAAGTTGGAGTCGCTGTCCAACCAAGAGGCACCGTTGAGGGAAGGACCGGCAGCAATACCAATACCTGGGAGGTAAGGACCAGAAGGACCATCGTTTGCAGTGGTAGGAACCACAATGGTAGTTGCACCGCCACCGAGGGAACCACGGGCGAGGACATCCATGACGATACCCTCAGTGGTAAAGTCATCTGTGTAGTTGAATGGCTGGCAACCATTGACCTCCTGGATGAAGTTCTGGTTGGGTGTGCAGTCAACGAAGGAATCTCGTTGGACAACCCAGATGAGCTCCTTCACTGGGTGGTTGAAGTTGAGCTGTATCTTGTTGGAGGAGGATGTGATGGACTCGGCACCAGTGAACTGGAGTTGCTCAATCAAATACTCGTGGGTCTGTTGGGCGAATCGTCGTCGCTCTTCAGTGTCCAAATACACGTAGTCAATGTAGAGGGAGGCAGCTGTGAGTGATTGAATGGATGTAGCTGGAGCATTATTGTTGATTTGCTCATAGTAGCAGCAGTTAATCCATTGTTCGAACTCAACATTGATACGGACCTCGTGGTACTGGAGGGCAATCAATGGAATAGCAAGACCTGGGTTTCTGCAGAACCAGAACTGGAGTGGGATGTAGAGGGTCTTTGCTGGTGTGCCTGCACGAGGAGCACAAGAGTTGGTGAGTTCGGCACCGGCGCAAGAGGCATCCAAGGCATAACCCTTTCGGTCCTTCATGAGAACGAGGTCATGAGTGTTGCCAATCATGTCATCAAGGGCTGCAATGGTACCTGCATCCTGGGAGAGCTGGGTCCAGATTTGAAGCCAGTCGCCATATTGTCTGTCAATTCGTTGACCACCAATCTCGAGCTCAATGACCTTGAGGAGTCTGTGGCCGATGTAGTTGAGCCATCGGAATCGGTTCAATTGTGTGCCACCGGCAGTGAGGTCGACTGCTGGGAGAACGACTTGAACATATGTTCGGTACATTAAGTCGGCGTTACGGTTGATAACCGCTGTGACACGCTTGTTGAAGTCGGCCTGGCCGTTGAAGGTGACTTCAATGGATTCCATGGCGAAGTTGGTATGACGCTTGTAAAGCACCTTCCAGAAGGTAATCTGGGGATTACCAGAGATATAGATGTCCTGCGCACCGTAGCTGACAAGTTGTAAAAGACCACCACCCATTGTTATGTTGATTCGCAACACGAAAAAAAAAGATGAAGCGACGCGGAGCGATTTTAACAAGAAAATATTTATATATCATAATGCCCACATGCGAGTCGTGTCCAAAGATGGCCTATTATGGTAACGATACCGCTCGCTTCTGTCGAAGTCATAAAGAGCCTACTATGAAGAATGTTGTGGTTCAACTCTGTGAACATTCAGGATGTACATCTACTTCACGGGTGTTTGCGTGTCCAGGTGGAAAAGGGACCCGGTGTAAAAAACATGCACTTCCTGGGATGGTGAATGTTGTCAACAAACTCTGTGAATATAAAGGGTGTACTTCCACTTCACGGGTATTTGATGTTCCGGGTGGGAAAGGTCGCTTCTGTAAAGACCATGCATTGTCAACAATGACGAATGTAGTAAGTGTTCGATGTACATTTGTTGGTTGTGATGCTGTCAGCCGTAACTTTGATGTTCCAGGTGGAAAAGGTCGATTCTGCAAGACACATGCCGAACCGGGAATGGTGGATGTTCGAAGTAATACCTGTGAACACGATGGATGTAATCTTCGTGCAAACTATTCCATGAAAGGGACACCTGCACGGTTTTGCTCAAAACACAAGGAGCCTGGTATGTGTAATAGAGGTTCATGTATTACAGGTGATTGTAAAGTTACACCGAGTTACAACTATCCTGGACAAACAAATGCACTCCATTGTGCAACCCATAAGTTGGAGGGTATGGTGAATCTTCGAGTTCGAATATGTAAACATACAGGGTGTAAAAAGTCTGCAAGCTTTGGTATTAAATCACCTACCTACTGCAAATCTCATGCAGAAGAAGGTATGAAGAACTTGTTTGCACGGTCATGTGGACATAATGGATGTTACATTCAACCGTCTTATAATTATCCAGGGATGGTACCTGAGTTTTGTAATGCACACTCCAAGGAGGGAATGATTTGTGTTATTGGGAAGGGATGTCAACATGAAGGGTGTGAAAGTAAGTCAAAATACTACGATATACCGGGCGGTAAAGGTCGCTTTTGTACGAAACATAAGGAGCCTGGGATGGTGGATGTAATGAACCCGATATGCGAATCTTGTGAGTCTCAAGCGTCCTATGGCATTCCTGGTAACAAGAAAACAAGATGTAGTCGCCACCGAAAGCCGGGAATGATCACGCGTCCAAAGGCAAAATGTGTAGAGTGTCGTAAACCTGCATTCTATGGTAAAAACTTTATTCCTCGACATTGTGAAGTCCACAAAGAGGAAGACGATGAAAACCTCATAGAACGCGCGTGTGTCTCGTGTCAACTTGTTATGGTGTTGGACAAAAACAATAAATGTGAATATTGTGATACAAAAAGGTTTGAAACGAATCGACTCGTAAAACAGAATGCTCTTATGGACTATCTGAACAAGCGTGGATTAAAAGGTGATTCAACAGACATTATTATTGAGCATGGTGCGTGTGGACGAGAACGACCTGACCGCACATTTGATTTTGGTGATAAAGTTGTTATTCTAGAATGCGACGAACATCAGCATCGTGATAGACAATGTTCCTGTGAACAGACTCGAATGGTCAATATAACACAGTCCTATGGAGGTCTTCCTGTTTACTTTATTCGCTGGAATCCAGACCATTATGCGTGTACAAAGCCAGAGCTCATCCCAAAACGATATAAACGGGTTGCAGATATGATTATCGAGATTCGAGACAATGTAACTACTTTACCCGAAGCACTCTTATCTGTATCGTATTTGTATTATGATGGTTGGACTGGAACACCTACATGGGATGTTATTACTCCATGGGAATAGCACTTACAATATGAAAAACACTACTATATATGGATGAAGACCAAGCATTAGCGGCTGGCGTCATGGTTATATTTACACTCACAGGCTTATGTTGTTTGATGTGGGGGCTTCATAATACCTTCATTGCAGAGCGAATACCACTTATTGCAGAACCATCCGGGGGACAATATGCATCGCTTCTAACTCCTGCATCCACAGCTTCATCGCGTAGGGAATCGTTTTCATTATAAATTCAGTCTTGTTCCCACAGGTTCCACAAGAGTATATCATTTCATCCTCATTCACCACTGCAAGTGTTCCACAGGTCTTACAGATACCTGTTGGAAACGGGTCAGAGACATCCATCAAGCGTTCCTTCGTGAATGCCGCGGCACCGTGGCTCAGTAAGCAATCGCGTTCCATCTCACCTACACGAAGACCTCCATCTCGACTGCGTCCTTCACACGGTTGTCGTGTTAAGCTCACAATCGGTCCCTTACCTCGACTATGCTTCTTATCAATCACCATGTGCTTCAACCTCTGATAGAAGGTAGGACCCATGAAGATTTCAGCCTGCATCATTTCACCGGTCTGACCATTGTAGAGAATCTCATTGCCGTAGGGATGCAATCCTAACTCCAACATATGTTTACGCAAGTCTTCGACCTTCAAGTGGCTGTACGGAGTTCCATCACCGAGTGTTCCTTTACGCACACCCACTTTACCAAAGATGTTCTCCATCAGTTGAGCAATCGTCATACGCGAAGGAACTGCGTGAGGGTTCATAATCAAGTCCGGTCGTAATCCAGACGCAGTGAAGGGCATATCTTCTTCGTCTAACAACATTCCAACCGTTCCCTTCTGTCCGTGTCTGGAAGAGAACTTGTCTCCAATCTGTGGTACGCGTTCAGATACAACGCGCACTTTGATGAATGGATAACCATCGCTGTTCTTGTCTTGCCACACTCCATCAATTCTGCAAGGTTCAGTGTTCTTGTGTGTAGTGCTTGCATCACGATAGGTATAGCCCGCAGTATCGTTACGCAGATTGACAACCTTTCCAATCACCACATCGTTCTCTTGAAGTGTGGAGTGTAAGATAGGAATGCCATTGTCTCCCACTGCATCGTAGCTTGTAGTCTTGTACTTGCGAGTATTGTGTCGCATGGGTTTCATGAACTTTTCTTCACGACCCGAGGTCACATTACGATGCTCTTCGTCCTTATACATCGTGTAGTAGAGTCCACGCATGAAGCCACGATTGACTGAACTTCGATTCATGATAATCGAATCCTCCTGATTGTAGCCACCATAACACGCAATCGCGACAATCGCATTCATTCCATACGGCATCTCATGCATCTTCAAGATGTTCATAGGTCGTGTTTCCACCAAGGGACGAGTCAAGCTACACAACAAGTAGCCGTTCTTGTCAAGTCGTTTCGCATAGTTGCCTGCGTAGACGCACATCGACTGCTTACCCATCGCAGACTGATAGGTGTTTCGTGGAGACTGATTGTGGTCAGACAACGGAATGCTGCTTGCCATATGTCCAACAATCAAGCTTGGGTGAATCTCGTAGTGCGTATGCTGTGGTGTTGCGTGCTCTTTGGAAATCGCAATGTGAAGTGTCTCGGTTTCCGATGCATCAATGTATTCAATACAGCTCTTCATCCAGGTGGTCCAATCAGCACCCACTGCAGGCCATTCACATCCTCTACGGAACACAGGTCGTACCAATCGTCCTGCATCCGTCTCAATGATGATGGTATTGAGAAGCGTATACCATGCGATGGAAGTGTGTGGATGTAATCGGAAGGAATGCTTGGCTGTGCGTAATCGTTTCACAAGTGTATCGGGTGCTTGTGTGTATCCGATAATGACTCCATTCAAAGTGACTGCAGTGCCTTCGTAGACATGAGGAGTTTCAATCCAGGTCAAGTTTCCATGGTCTTGAAGAAAGTGAAGCAGTGTATTGGTTGGAATGTGTTGAGAGACGGAAGTCAGCAAGCTCATGTTCTTCACAATACCTACAGAATGACCTTCTGGAGTCTCAACTGGACACACGAATCCCCACGAAGTGCCGTGGAGTTTACGAGGTGCCAACAACTTACCGGATTTCTCCACCGGTGTTTGAATACGACGCAAGTGGCTGAGTGTGCTGGTGTAGGACATACGCGCCAAGACTTGGGAGACACCGACTTTGGTCGCATTCGATAAACTGGTGCTACTACTGGTTCCAAGACCTTGAACCGTAAAGTTTCCGGTAGCAAGTGCTTGCTTCAACTTGCCTTCAATGGTCGACAGCTTCAAGATTTTATACAGATTGTTGATGTTAAGAATCTCCATCGGTTTAGGACCTTCTTCTCCCTTCTTCCAGCTATCGTTATTGACTTCCTGCACGAACTCGTTACGCGTATCATTGCAGACCTTCTGGAACAGCTGTCGGAATAAGTGAGTCAACAAAGCACCTGTAGTTACCACTCGCTTGTTAGGATATGCATCTCGGTCATCCAATGCAATGGATTTCTGGTCAGTCAAGATGAGTCTGCGAATCATGCTTGCAGCCAACATGCACTTACGAGCATTCAAGATACCGAGTGGTGCGTTCTCGCCAATGAAGCGGACATGCGGTAAGAACTCGCTTCCCAAGAGTTGACGGACATACGCACACTTGTCCTCTTGGTTGGTTCCGTATTGAAGGTGGTTCGACAGATACGACACAGCTTCGTCTTGGCTGAACACTCCAAGTTCAGAGCAGTCACGGAAGGACGCAGACAAGAGTTCAATGTGTGGGTCATCGAGTGATTCCCAAACTAACTTTGCGATGTCGGCATCCGAAGTCACACCCAAGGCACGGAAGAACACCATGACTGGAATGTCTTCGCGGAATCGAGGCACGCACGCAAGCAGAGGGTATCCGAATCCGTTGAACTTGCTGGACAGACGAATCTCCAACTTCTTGGGTGGCATGGTAAAGCTTTCGTGAAGCGACTTCATTTCAACCGAGTAGGAGTGTTTAGAGGAGGTCTTCTTGGACTGGAAGACCATGATACGATTATCGGCTACCTTCTCTTGGCATAGAATGGTTCTCTCTGAGCCGTGGATGATAAAGTAACCGAGCGGGTCGTGTGCACATTCACCATAGTCTTCGAGTGATAAGGGGTAATCGTTGAGAAGGCACAAGGAAGAGCCTAACATCACAGGTAGTTTACCTAGACTGATGCCTTCAAACACACGAGACTCTTCATCGTACGTTTCATACTTTTCACCCTTATAGGTTCGTGCTGTGAATCGCACATCGGCATACATTTGAGCGGCGTAGGTAAAGTTACGCACACGAGCTTCCATGGGAAGCATGGGTTTGACGCGACCCGTTGCCTCTTGGATACGAGGCTTCATATAGGTCACCTTTTCAAACGAGAGCTTGAATTCATACTTGTACTTCTTCAACAGAGGGTCTTGTTCATGCCAGACGGTAATCGGAGCCGTCGACTGGATAATCAACGGCAGCTTATTTCGAACAAAGTCTTCATACGAATCAACTTGATGGTCTACAAATCTACGAACACCATTTGCAAAGTGAGCTTTTACTGCTTCCCATTCCATGGTATCTACTGTAAGGTAGACTCCCTCTAAATAATGTTTGTCCGTTTTGAGTAATGAGCGAAGTCAAAATCGTCAAGATGGGCAAAGCCACGCCAAAACAAGAAGCTGGAAAATCCCGAAAGGCTCCTGTTAAACTTTCGCCTAATCCCAGGTTTGGGATTCTCAAAGGCGGAAAGACCGCACGAAACAAGCCTCGGTTTGAAGGTGTCGCCGACCCCGCCAAAGCCCCACCCAGTCGTAAGGTTGGAAAGACCTTGCGTATCCTCACTGAAAAGGGATTGTCCAGTCGTCGTGCTCGTATTGCATCGAGTGCGTCCAAATTGAACATCTCATCCATTCGCCAAACCCTTCGCAGGAACAAACTTCCCATCAAGGACAGTACGCCCGACAAGATTGTTCGCAAGATTTACTCGGACGCTCAAGAAGCCGGGATGATTTCTTAAGGATACACAATGACATCCATATGGGGTCCCTTAGGATGGATGACGCTCCATTCAACTGCCTGTGCCTATTCCGAGAATCCGACAACCGCTGAGCGAGAACTGATGTCGTCGTGGTTAGATTTGTTTCGCGACTCCATCACCTGCCCGAGTTGTAAAGAGCATTTCTCAACGTTGCTCAACAACTATCGCATTCACTTCCCAGGAATGTTAAACTCTCGCCAGGACTTTACCATCTTTACCTTTCGTGCTCACAACGCAGTCAATCGGCGCATCCATAAACCAATCTATAACTCGGTTGAAGAATGTCTTGCAACCCTTCGTAATATTGTCAGAACCCGACACGCACGAGAGTATCGTACCAATTACCTTGCTCACATTACTCGTCATTGGAAAGTCATTCAAGACATTAACGGAATTGTCGTTCTCAAGAAGATTCAAGAAATGAAACGTATTGAAGCCGAGTATGTAACTCTACGAGATACCAATTTTGAAGTTCAACTTCGACCTGATGTAGTCGTACTTCCACAAGACGCACTCGAACGCTCTAATGAAGTTCAAGTTCAACGACCTATCTTTCTAGGCAATGCAAAAGCAACTGCAGGGTTCCGACTTACGGCAACCGGATTTCGCTTACGGAGGTAAGTGTGCCGTGAGGCAACGACACCCATGGGTCACATTCCCATGTAAAACGACGTAACCAAGGATGACGAGACTCTTTCTCTTCATCGTAGAGTTCATCAGGAAACACAGGAGTTAAGCCTGTTTTGACCAAACTGGCTTCAGGTAAGATAAATCGTAACTGGTCTTCCACTTTCATTGTGGGTGTTGGATGTTCCCACACAAATTCAGTCGGTCGTTCAAAGTCGT